CTTACAATTTCCTCCGTCTTAGACAGAATTAGTCCAGTTTAGACGGAGATGGGCGGAAACAGGGGGAACATGGAGGACTATATACTGACATACTATCAGCAGATAAAGGACGGCCGAGAAAACGTCGGAAAATGGGTTCGCCTGCTGTACGAATACATAATCAAGGGACTGGAAGACGGTCTCTTTTTTTACGACATAAAGAAAGCGCACCGAAAAATCAACTGGATCGAGAAGCACACGCACCACGTCAAGGGCAAATGGGCTCCGAAGACGATCAAGTTGGAGCTATGGCAGAAGGCAGCGCTCTCCGTGATGTACGGGATCGTCGACGAAAACGGTCTCAGGCAGTTCCGGGAAGTGTTCTGGCTCATGGGACGCAAGTGCGGGAAGTCGACCGTAGCGACCGGCGTCATCGGGTGCATGATGTACGACGACGACGAGTACGGCGCGGATGTTTACTGCTGCGCTCCGAAGGTCGACCAGGCTGACATAGTATACGACGCCTTTTGGAGGTCGGTGCTGCTGGATCCGGAACTCAGTGCAATTACGAAACCTCGGAAGGGCGACAAGTACGTCGAGGAGACGAACTCATCGATCCAAAAGGTCCCGTTCACTGCCAAGACCGCAGACGGGTATAACCCGCATCTCGTTGTTGGGGATGAGATCGCCGCATGGACTGGAGACAAAGGCCTCAAACAGTACGAGGTCATGGCTTCCGCGCTCGGATCCAGAGAGCAGCCGATGATATTCAGCATCACAACGGCCGGATATGTGAGCGACGGAATATTTGACGAGCTTATGAAGAGATCGACGCGCGTCCTCCTGGGAGACAGTAAGGAGACGAGACTGCTGCCGATCCTATACATGATCGACGACCCGGCGAAGTGGAACGACCTTAACGAGCTCAAAAAGTCCATGCCGAACCTCGGGATCTCGGTCTCGGTCGACTTCATGCTGGAGGAGATCGCGAAGGCTGAGGGGTCACTCTCAAAGAAGGCCGAGTTCATGTGCAAATACTGCAACATAAAGCAGAACTCGAGCCTTGCGTGGCTATCTGCGCAGGACATCGAAGCGATCAGCGGGCCGCCTCTGAGACTGGAGGACTTCCGCGGATGCTACTGCATCACAGGGCTCGACCTGTCGCAGACGACGGACCTCACGGCTGCAGTCGTTCCGGTAGAGCGCAACGGCGTCTTGAATGTGTTCGCACATTTTTGGATGCCGGCCGAGAAGCTGGAACAAAGAACAGCGGAGGACGGTGTGCCGTATCAGACGTACATCCAGCGCGGTTTCTTGTCGCTGAGCGGCGAGAACTTTGTGGATTATCAGGACGTCAAAGACTGGGTCGACTCGCTGGTCCGGGATTACGAATTATACCCGATCCGTAACGGCTACGATCGCTACAGTTCCCAGTACCTGATCAAGAGCCTTGACGCAGACGGGTACATAACCTCGGACGTATATCAGGGAGATAATCTCTGGCCAGTGCTCCAAGAGATGGAAGGGATGATCAAGGACCACAAAGTCAACATCGGAGACAATGACCTGCTGAAGTCTCACCTGCTAAATGCTGCAATAAAAATGAGTGCTGAACGAGGCCGGGGTCGCCTCGTAAAAATAAATTCAAGAGCGAGGATCGACGGGGTCGCTGCGTTCGCGGACGCTATGGCCGTCCGTCAGCACGATTACGACGAAATCGGTTATCAACTCAGAAATGAGGAGTAGTTTATGAGTTTACTTGACAAAATATTCCGGCCAAAAGAGGCGGAGAAATCGGAGGAGGCGCTCACACAAGCGCGCTCCTTTTTTGAAACTCTGACTGCCTACACGCCACGGTTCACTAACTGGGGCGGGGCAATTTATGAGAGCGAGATCGTCCGGGCAGCGATAGACGCCAGGGCGAGACATATTTCAAAGCTGAAAGTAGAAGTCAACGGTACGGCAAACCAGTCGCTGCAGTCGAAGCTGCTGCAAGGGCCTAACCAGTGGCAGACGTGGTCGCAGTTCCTATATAGGGCATCAACAATCCTGGACGTGAATAACACCGTATTCATTGTCCCGGTATTCGACGAGCGGATGATCATCACCGGCGTGTTTACGGTGCTTCCGCAGTCGGTCGAGCTTGTTGAGTATGAGGGCGAGGTCTGGCTGCGTTACCAGTTCGTCAACGGACAACACGCGGCGGTCGAGTTCCGGAAGTGCGCGGTGCTCACGAAGTATCAATACCAGAGTGATTTCTTCGGAAGCTCAAACAAACCGCTCAAGGAGACGATGCAACTGATACACATACAGAATCAGGGCATCGAGGAAGGCGTCAAGAACGCGGCGACGTTCCGGTTCATGGCTCAGCTGGCAAACTTCGCAAAGCCGGACGACTTGGCAAAAGAGCGGGAGCGGTTTACGGAATATAACCTCTCGGCAGATTCAAAGAGCCGCGGGTTCCTGCTGTTCCCGAACACCTACAAGGACATCAAGCAGATCGACGTCAAGCCGTACGCAGTCGACGCGGCCCAGATGGAGCAGATCCGGGACAACGTCTTCAACTACTTTGGAGTAAATGGAGCGGTGCTCACCAACGCCGCAAAAGCCGAGGAGCTGGAGGCGTTCTTCGACGGTGCGATCGAGCCGTTCGCGATCCAGATCAGCGAGGCGATGACGAAGATGCTGTTCTCAGAGCGGGAGAGAGCTCAGGGGACCAAAGTCATCATAAGCGCGAACAGACTCCAGTACATGAGCGTCCCGGCGAAGGTACAGATGGCAAAAGAGCTCGGAGACAGAGGAGCGCTGCTAATTGATGAAATTCGTGAGATTTTCAACTTGCCGCCATTACCTGATGGTGCAGGGCAGGTTGCTCCGATCCGGGGCGAATATAAGGCGACAGACGAGTTAGGAGGTAACGAAGATGCCGATGAAGAGTAACAGAGAATACAGAAACATGACGATGCAGATCCGCGAGATGGAGGAACAACCGGACGCGATGATCGTCAGAGGATACGCGAGCACGTTTAACGAACCGTACACACTGTACGAGGACGAGTATTGGAGGCTCGAAGAAGTGGTCGACAGAAGTGCGTTTGAGAGCACTGACATGACGGACGTGATCATGCAGTACGACCACGAGGGCCGCGTGTTCGCCCGGAATAAGAACAATACGCTCACCGTCACACCAGACGAGCATGGGCTATTGATAGAAGCAGATCTCGGAGGTACAGAACTGGGACGCCAGCTGTACGAGGAGATCCGCGGAGGCTATACGGACAAGATGAGCTTCGGCTTCACTGTAGACGGCGAAGACATCCTCGACACTAAGGCAGAGGATGGAAAGGCCCTCACGGTGAGAACGATCACATCGGTCCGCAAGCTATACGACGTTTCTGCAGTTTCAATCCCAGCCAATGACGCTACGGAGATCAGCGTCAGAAGTCTCGCGGACGGAGAGATCGAGAGACTGAAAGCGGAGCGACTTGAGGCTGAAAAAAGAGAACTGGAGAGACGCAGAGCAGAAATCAAAGCGAGAGCGTTAGGAGGTAAATAACTAATGACACGCGACGAAATCATGGAACTCGGTCTCGATGAAATCGAAACGAGAGCATCCGAAATCGCGAAGGAGACGGCCGAGGCTGATACCGATCAGCTGGAGACGCTCAACGCGGAACTGGATGCAATCGAGGAGAGAAAGAAAGCACTCATTGAGGCAGCCGAGGAAACAAGGAAAGCAGCAGCCGCAGTAGCGGAAGGAGCTGGAGAAGTTATCGAAATCAGAAAAGAGGAGAAACCGATGACAAACATGGAAATCAGAAACAGCCACGAGTATATCGAGGCATACGCCGAGTACATCAAGACCGGCGATGATATGGAGTGCCGTGCACTGCTGACTGAGAACGTGAGCGGCGTTGTTCCCGTTCCGGAGTTCGTAGAGAGCAGAGTGCGTCAGGCATGGGAGAGAGACAAGATCTTCTCAAGAATCGCGAAGACCTTTGTCCCGGGCAACCTGAAAGTCGGCTTTGAAGTATCCGCAACAGACGCAGCAGTCCACACAGAAGGCGACGACGAGCCGGATGAAGAAACACTG